GTTAAAATTCTTGGGTCTGACCCACCGAAAGAAGAGCCGCCTGATTTTTTGCCGAACAAGCTGAGTCCGATGATGGAAGCCCTCATGGGCAATCGGATCAAACGGTTCAAGCTGATCATGATGCGCTCGGCGAACGATGACGGGTGTCAACAGCTTGTGCACTGCTACGAGAACCAAGCTACGTTAGAAGAACCAATGTGGCGGGCAGCTCTGTCTATTGCTGCGTTTTGCGAAGACGGGCGTAAGGCAGCGCACATGATGTCGGATAAGTATCCCGGCTACGATGCAGCGGAAGTTGAGAAGAAGCTGGACTACATCGTAGCTAGAGGCGGTCCATACACATGCGCTACGTTTGAGAAGTTGAACCCCGGTGGGTGCAACGGCTGTGTGCACAAGAACGTAATCAAATCACCGATTGTTCTAGGTGCAGATATCGCCGAGGCTGATGACTCAGAAGTAGTTGTGCAGACCGAAGAGGGAGAGCAGCAGACCCTGTTGATACCTGAATATCCGTTTCCATATATCAGGGGCAAAAACGGGGGGGTTTACCGCAAGCCGATGGAAGACGAAGAAGATCTGATACTTGTGTATGAGTACGACTTCTACCCCATTAAACGCATGCGGCACCCAGAGCTTGGTGAGGTTGTGTTGTTTAGGCTTCACCTACCTAAAGATGGAGTGCACGAGTTCACACTGCCGCTGACGACGGTGGTGGTGAAAGAGAAGCTACGTGAAGGCATAGCTCATCACGGGGTTGTATCGTCAGCAAAGCAAGTGGATCTGATCGCGCAGTACGTGACAGCTTCACTCAAGAACATGCAATTTGAGCAGAAGGCGGAAATTATGAGGACGCAATTTGGTTGGGCCGATAAAGATAGCAAGTTCATTTTAGGGCAGCGAGAGATCACCAAAGATGGGGTCTTTCACAGCCCGCCGTCAAGCGTTACTAAAGATGTAGCGCAGTATCTTCATACGTCAGGCACTCTTGAGAAGTGGCAAGAGGTATTCAACATGTATGCCCTTCCGAGTTTGGAGCCGCATGCGTTTGCCGCGCTGACTGGGTTTGGTTCACCCCTACTTAAGTTTACTGGGCTTGAAGGTGCGATCATCAATGTGATCTACCCAAAGTCTGGCTCGGGTAAGTCGACTACGCTGTATATGTGCAATAGCGTCATGGGGCACCCAAAGCGTTTGGGCTCCATGTGGAAAGACACGTTGAACGCCAAGATGCAAACGCTCGGCGTTATGAATAATCTAGCTAACACGATTGACGAGATCACAAACACCACACCTGCTGAGTTCTCTGAGCTTGCGTATGGCATTAGCCAAGGCCGTGGCAAGAATAGAGTTAAGGCCACTGTGAACGAGATGCGTATCAACAATACTTCATGGCAGGGCATCTCATTAGCGTCGGCGAATGCGTCCTTTTATGAGAAGTTGGGGTCGCTTAAGACGAGTCCAGACGGTGAGATGATGCGTGTGCTTGAGTACACGATAGCTCCTTCAGATGCGATTGACTCTGCGGTTGGTAAACAGATGTTCGACCATCAGCTCATGGAAAACTACGGACACGCAGGTGAGATTTACGCGCAATGGTTGGTCAACAACCTAGAAGAAGCCAAAGACCTGCTGCTTAAAGTGCAAGCTAGGATCGACAAGCAGGTGCAGTTCACTAGCCGAGAGCGTTTCTGGTCTGCCGTTGCTGCATGCAACATCACGGGTGGGTTGATCGCTAAGAACTTGGGGCTTATCTCTTTTGACATGAAGCGCATCTATGATTGGCTGATCACTATTCTTGCTGATATGCGGCAGGACGTAGAGATTCCAGAAGCAAGCTCGACTTCTGTGCTCGGCGCTTACATCAATCAATATATGAGCATCAACGCGCTGGTCGTAAACGGTGAAGCGGATATGCGCACCGGGCTTACTTCTATGCCACTGCTTGAGCCAAGAGGTGAGCTGCTGATTCGGTACGAGCCCGACACCAAGTTTATGTTCATACCCGCGTCCCACTTCAAGAAGTACTGCGTGGAGAAGCAGGTGAACTACAAGTCCGTGCTCAAAATCCTTACCGAAGACAGAGTTTTGGTTGAGACAATCAACAAGCGCATGAGTAAGGGCATGAAGATTGTTTCGCCGCCGGTGCGTGTGCTTAAGCTCGACGCAAAAGACTTTGAACTGGCTGACTTAACTGGTCTTAGTAAGACAGATGAAGGTTGACGGCGTTGCTTATCAAATTGACTGGCAGCAGTTCCGTGTGGGGTATTCGTTTTTTGTGCCCTGCATCGATCATGCTGCCGCAAAGAAAACAGTTGCGCGTATCGCCAAGCGGCTCGGCATCAAGGTTGAGATGAAGGTAGTGATCCAAGAAGGGATCAAGGGCTTGCGTGTGTGGCGTGTATGAGGTATAATAGAGGCTGTTTCCTGTGGGTTTCCTTTCTCCTTCGCTCCCTATCTAGGGTTAGCCCCGACCAAGTTCGGGGCTTTTTTATTTGGCTTCCTCTTCAAGCTTCCTACGCGAAGGCTCAAGCAACCGCTGCAGCTGCGGGTAGTACTTTGACTCGACCTCAATACCCCGCTCCGCACCAGCCCTGCGCTCAATACGGCGAACCAAAGAATCGCTTAATTCTTCTGCTTTAATTGCATCAAACGGATTCTTTGCGTTGAACTTATCGATCTTATCGATGGCGGTATCGACATCTCCAGAATCGCCTCGGTACTCAAGGTCAAGTCTATCTATTAGTTTGCGCTTCTCATTCTTGACCTTCATCACCAACGACTGCGCTTTGAACAAGTCTTCGCGCCGCGCCACTAAACCTTCGGTACCAAAGCCCAACCCCTGCCCGATGATGTGACCAATCTTGTATTCGTCATCGCTCTTAATATCGGCACCCCACGTAGTAGTAGCGCCTTCTGTAGCGTAGCGGTACGCAGTGACTGGCGACCGAGCCATAGCGGGTAGGAGCTGTTCTACCCCCTGCACTACCTTGCCCTGGTTAAAGTAGTCGATTGCTTTGGGGAACTGCTTTACCATCAAAGACGCAAACGGACCCATGAGAGACAGCGCATGATCGCTCATCGCAGCTTCTGCTGTTGCGGTCTCCTTCATTTCTGGAAACCACATGTTGTTCATAGATAAGCTGCTGGTGATATCAAAACCAGTGAGTGCTGCAATAGCCCCTCGGTCAAGGATGTCGGCGAGTGGTTTGCCGCCAACTTTTACATCGCCAAAGGTTTCTTGCATCCATATGTTTCGGAACCAAAACTCCAGATTGCGCTTCTCAGGCGGATCGTCTTCGTCATCTTCCATCGTCATGTTGCGCAGACCTGAAAGCACACCCATAACAAACGAAAATCCTGGGATGCCCATGACACCTGCAATGGACATAGACATCGTCAACGTGCCAAAGAACTGAGTGAATGCTTGCTTACGCTCAGCTTTGCTGTACTCAGGCCCAACCATGCGGTAAAAGTTGCGCACGAAATAAGTAGTCACAAACGCAGGGAACATCTTGAACTGCAAAATGGCTCGGCCTAATGGCTTATGCGCATCTAACATTACTCGCCCTTCTGCGTCAGCCTTTACCCCACGCGGACGGTTGATCGACGAGTAGTTATTGAGGGCTGTGTACGTATCTTTCTCTGCCTTCAGTGCAATCTCTTCAAACGATGCGTTGGGGTTCTGTTCTCTTGCCAGCCTAAATGCCGACATGAATGTCACCTCACGAATCAAGCGTTCGGTGTGATGGAACAGAGCACCCATGAAGTTGACTGTACTGCGTACAGCCCTGCGGGTTGTTGAGTTCTGCACAGCAGTCGGTAACTTTTTGCGGTTACCTAAGTCATACGCAAGCGTGGTGTCCGACAAACCCCGATCAATCATGTACTGAGCTGCTCGGCGTTCTTCTGGGTTTAGCTTTACGTTTTTGGATTGAGCAATCGTAGGAGCAACCCAAGACACAGTACCGTCAGAGGCGGTTTCACGTGCGCCGAGGCTGTTCCATATAGCTGCAAATGAACCCAGTACTTTGGCAGTCTTAAAGTTACCGTAGTTAGACGCAAGCACCGGGGCTACAAATACAGGCAGCGGTGGTGCTGGTGACTATGGCACAGGCGGTAGTGGCATTGTTTTGACTACTCCGGCGAGCGGTATATTGACGATCAGCCCCGAAAACGGCACAGGAACGACGGATTTTAACGTGGATGAAACATACTATGGGGATTTAAGGGTAACACTGGCAGATAGCACGATTTACCCTTGCTTTCAAGCGAGAATCACACTTACAGACAGGCGCGACAAATGACAACCTACACAGGATACAAAGTCACCACCGAATCGGCAAAACTGGCTGTACCGCTCGAAGATGCGCGGTTGCAGTTACGGCTTGACGAGTTGGCGCATGATGACGCCTATGTGGAAGCCCTGGTGTATGCTCAATGTTCGTATGTGGAGGCTCAGTATTCTTGTGCTTTGCTTTCAAAGACCATTGAAGAGTACCACAGCGTTTTTCCGGGTTGTTCAACAGACAGCCTTTGGTTAAGAATTGCGCCGTTCCAATCCGTCACAAGCGTAAAATACATTGACAGCGCAGGAACGGAGCAAACATGGAGCAGCGCAGAATACGAAACCAAGGTGTACAAGTCGGGGGCT